TTTACCTCCTGGACCTGGTTTACCTCCTGGACCTGGTTTACCTCCTGGACCTGGTTTACCTCCTGGACCTGGTTTACCTCCTGGACCTGGTTTACCTCCTGGACCTGGTTTAGATTCACCACCACCGAACATCATTTGCTGTTGCATTTGAATATTCTTTAGTTGTTCAGCCCTAGCTTGGGCTTCTTGTTTTCTGGTCTCAGCTTTGTTTCTTCTATTAGTATTAGTACCAGGTGTAATACGATCTAAAAACTTACCAAACTTACCCAATCCTCTTCCTACCGCACCTGCTGTTTTAGCTACACCTCTAGCTGTTGTTCCTATACCCTGACCAGCTAGCTGAGCTGCGTTTGTTGCACCCCTACCTAACCCTTTCGCAGCACTAACAGTATTATCACCATAATTACTACGGATCGGCGATGTACTACTTCGTCTCCATTCTAAAAGAGTTTGTTTAAAATTACCCTTTTTATAAACATTTTCTATAATAGGATTTTTTTTATTAAGATTAAAAACTTTTTCAGTTTTTTCAAATAATTCTTTATCGGTCATTGAAATATTTAATCTATATAGTATAATAGATATATGTCCGAAAAAAATAAAAGTTACGAATGGTTAGGTGATGATGTAAGTGAGAGTGAACTTACCGGTGAGAAGGATATTATTGCAAAAGAACTAATGGGTGAAGAATATAGTAAGAGTTATTTTCCTCCTATTAGAGTTTATGATAATAAAGTTAAAGCTGATAGAAAATATATTTCATCATTACCTGATTTACAAAACGGTCCATCAAGTTTAATTCAAGGTGCTGCAGTACCTATCCAACAAGTAGGTATACATAACTTCAAGTTACCTCTTACTTATAAGAAGAGAGATGGTAAGACTATTAATCTTGAAACTAGTGTAACTGGTAGTGTTAGTTTAGAAGCTCATAAGAAGGGTATTAATATGTCCCGTATTATGAGAAGTTTTTATGACCATAAGGATGATCTATTTAGTATTAATAATATTAAAGATGTATTAGAGTCTTATAGAGAAAATCTTAAATGCTTTGATTCGAGAATTATGCTTAAGATTTCATATCCTATTAAGCAAACTAGTTTACGTAGTGGTTTAGAAGGTTATCAATATTATGATGTAGTATTTGAAGGTGATCTTACTAAAGATGGTGAGTTTAAGAAGTATATTCACTTTGATTTTGTGTATTCATCTGCATGTCCTTGTAGTTTTGAATTAAGTGAGCATGCTGAAAAGTATCGTAATCGTGCTACAGTACCTCATAGTCAACGTAGTGTTGCAAGAGTTAGTGTTAAGTTTGATGATATGTTATGGGTGGAAGATATACAAGAGTTATGCTTAGCTGCTTTACAAACTGAAACTCAAGTTATGGTTAAGAGAGAAGATGAGCAAGCATTTGCCGAACTTAATGGTTCAAATCTAAAGTTTGTAGAAGATGCAGTACGTTTAATGTATGAAAAGCTTAATAATGAATCTCGTATTAAAGACTTTAAGATTGTAGCTTCTCATAATGAGAGTCTTCATAGCCATAATGCTATATCAGTTATAGTTAAAGGTGTTGAAGGAGGCTTTTCAGCAGGTGTTGCAAGAGATGTATTTGAAACTACAGGTTTAAGATAATTAATCTAGGTTACCTTCAGCACTTACATCGATCAAACCGCCAAGTTGTTCGATGAAATCTTTACCAACGAGTATTTTATACTCGTTTTCTTTTCTATCACCTATAGAGAATTTAGTAGCTGGGTATTTTTTATCACCAATTTCAATATCAAACTCTACAACTGGTCTAGTTTCAATATTACCAGAACCGATATTGATATTAATTAATTCAACAACAGGTTTCGTTAATATCTTATCATTAACAGTTTTAAATGGTATTTCTTCACCAACATTAGTGTTGAACTTATCACCTTCTACAGGTAATCCATGTAAAACATTATAAGCCCCATTGCCGCTATCAACTTTAGCTTCAATGGGACCTAATTCTTTAAAAGTTATAGTTTCAATCAAACCAAGAGGTTTGTTGGATTCAAAAAATGTTTTAAAGTTAATCACATTATTATTTATGCTTTACCTGTATTCTTTACATCCTGAATTTCTTTTCTAATAACTTTTGTAAGCTTTGCAATTTCTAGAAGAGCTTTTCTAGCTCTAGTACCAGCTGCTGCAACACCCTTTTCGTTAAACTTTTCAATTTCTTCTTGAAAAGCATTGTATTGATCTGTTAGTAATGTAATATTATTTTCTTCCATAATAATCTATTTATAAAGGTAATATTTTTTTTCAAATATATTATATGTATTCATCTTTTAAGGTAGTTTTATTAAACCAATTACCATCATGGTAGTGTTTACCATATTTACTGAAAGTATTAACATCATAACCAGTAATTTTTTTATTCTTAAGAAAATTGTTAAGCATTAGCGGTCCTGTACTATATAATACTTCAATTGTCTGGGTTTTTATATTTTTAATATTATCAATTTTTTTAATAGCTTTTATATATAGTAGTAGTTCTTTATAAAGAGTTTCTTTTTTATTAGCATATAATAAAAAAGGTCCATAATACTCTATGCCTTTTTCAAATTTTTCTTTGAAAAATATACAATCATTACTAATTAATAATTCTTCTATATTTGAATATAGTTTAACATCGATATCTATATATAAACCTCCAAAATTATATATGATATAATATTTTGCATAATCAATCTTTTCAATTTTTGATTTAAATTTTATTTTTTCATTTTTTAATAAACTATCAATACTTTTATCATCCCAAAATATAAAATTCCAACCAGGTAATTTTTTTTTCCATGAATCAATATTTTTTAAATATTTTTCAGGTATATTTTCATTTTTCCAAGTGTAATGTAAATTTTTCGTTATATTTGTTGTTTGCATCTCCGGTCCACATTATTGAATCATTTAAATGTTTTCTATCTTTATAAGTTTCCTCAAGTAAGTGTATATCAATATTATTAGGTTTAAATTTATGTAAAGCGTAATGGTCAGCATCCCAATCAGTAAAATTATTTTCCGTAAAAATATAATTTATAATTTTCTCGATATAAGTTTTATTATTTTTTGTATTTTTAAATAAAAGAAAACCTTCATTACTAAAAACATCACTATTAGACTCGCTCTTTACAGTCAGTAGATCATGGTTTAAATTAAACACGTCATCGAAATTTTTAAGAGCTATGGTATCTACATCTAACGATAAAACATTATAATTCTTATTTAAAAGTTCATTAATTGATAAAAATCTTGAATGACACGTGTAAAAACTTCTTGGACTATATAAAATTTTTCTAACATCTAAAATGTTCTTAATTTTATATACATGATTCAATATAATTTTTTCCTTAGTTTTTAAAAGTGTCTTTTTATTACTAATTAATGGGTTATCTTCAATAATATTAATATTTTTATATTTAGTTTTTATTTCATGAAGTTGTTCACTAGTAAAATCTATTACCCTAACAAAAATATCTGCTTTAACTTTAACTTCGATTAAGGAATCTAAAAATGGATACAGATATTTAACGTAGTTATAATCAGTTGAACATGTAATAGCGTTATTCAAAATAGTTTTCATATTTACTTTTTCTCCTTATATCTAAAGTAGTGCAATGATGAGCGCCGCTAAAAATTTCGCAGTGTCTAAAAGGTGTACCTATCGCTTCTATATTATATTTTCTAAGTTTATAATTTAAAACTTTTTCATATTGAGGATGACATACAATTAATTCTTTCGATATACTAAAAACGTTTAATTCTATTCTAGGTGAAGCAAGTTTTATACATTGTTTATCTATTTCTTGTTTACTACGCTCTCTCATAGGTATATAGACAAGATCCCATGTTTGTAACTCTTTCGGTAATTTATCTCTAATAAACTCTTTTGTTATTATAGCAAGACCTGGTTTAAGGGGTAAAAAAGAAGAATCGATATGAGAATCTGCAAGCGGGGCAGTTAAAATTTTATATTTATTACCTAAAGTATTCTGAAGCCATTGTGCACCTAACCTTTGATTTTCATTAACAACATTCATTAATATATGACTACCTAATCTCATACAATTAGCAGCATCAAACATTATTTCATAACCACAATCGTAGTAATTTTCTTTTTGCTTTATATCATTATAGTGTTGTCTTCCGGTAGATTCTTCAATCCAGGATAAATCAAAACTATTATCAGTCATTAAAGGTTTTGGAGCATGTAACCACTTACCACCCTTTTTAAAATAGTCTAAAAATAAATGATGTAATAAATTATTTTCAAAATATCGATATCTACATGTCGGTGGTGATTCAATAATCGTGTCCCCTACAACCATAGCCATATCTCTTACATTTAAAGCGGGGTGTATTGTACTATCAAATACAGGTGTTTTTACATTACATATACGATTTGGCTTTTTAGGTCGTTTAACTATAACATTTAAAGTTTTTAATAGATCGACAAATTTTTCAAGATCTTCTGAATGCTCTTCACAATGTTTTTTATTAATTGTTTGATTACCAAATTCATAATGTTTACCGTTATATAAATTTTCATGAAAAAATAATTTAAAGGAATAATCAAGTAATGGTAGGTCTGTAGGAAAACCATTACCAACGATTACTTCTTCAAGTTGATCCCATTCATTATGACTATTTACTATCGAATTCTTTAAGCTCATTTAATTGTATTTCTAACGGTTTAACATTTAAATCAAATTTAGTTGCAAGAGATCTATCTAAAACTTTATCAACCTTTTGACCTTCAATACTATCTGTTAATGTTCTTTTTACAATTATATTTAAAGAATATATTTTTGATATCAATTTACATAAATTATATTTAGATATTTTTTCCGGACTATGTAAATGTCTAACACCGTTCCAAAAACTATTATCTAAAATAATATTCTGTATATACTTAGCTAACTCTAAAGCAGTTACCCCATTCCATATACAGTTATCGTAACCTTGAATTTCTTTACCTTTATTTTCAAAGAGCCATTTTAGTAGACCACTATATTGACCAATAAAAGATGTTCTAATTATTGTACCTCTTTTAACTAATTTTTTAGATAATGCATATACATCAGTTGCATCTGTTTTATTATATTCACTATAATTACCTTTATCACCTTTGAATACACAGTCAGAACATATTTGAATAAAATGAGCATTATACGTTTCACATATTTCATTTAATGAATTAGGAAAACCTGAATTTATTATAAAAGTTTTTTCTTTACCAACTTCTTTTATTTTTGGTTTTAAAATACCCACACAGTTAATAACAACATCACCCGGTTTTAGTATTGAAGTTAAAAAATTAAAATCAGTTGTAATGGCATCAAAATCTCTTCTACAAAAAGATTGGCAATTAAACTGTTTGGATAGATAGTTAAATATATAACTACCTGCGTTTCCGTTACCTAATACTATTACTTTCATCAAAACAATCTAATTTAGATAGATCTACTCGGTAATCATCACTACATGCACTATCACTATTTCTTTCTTTAGGTATAGCATAGAAATTTTGTATACCTGTAACTGCTTGTTCAGGTGACATATACATATGATAACCAATTTCCTCAACTGGTAATTTTAACATATCATTATAATATATAGAAGGTCTACCATCATAACGCATGCGTTTGAACCAATCTGCAGCATGTTTTTCATCAGTTAAAATCATACCACCTTTACCAGTTGATAATATTTTTTTAAAATTAAATGATAAACAATAAAATGTATTTTTTATAAACATTTGTGGGTAAAATCTCTGAGCTGAATCAACAACTGGCACATTACCGATTGTATAGGCACCTGACCAAGACTTATCTACAAACTTTACTTTATAACCTGCATGTATGGCTTGCATAGGTACAGAAACATAGGTACGTTTTGGTATTTCAACAAACTCGGCAGAGTCATTACCTAATTTACAATATTTAAACGATAAAAAAAGTGCATTAGTGCAGCTATCAACTGCTATAGCATATTTACTACCAGCGTATTCAGCAATTAGTTCTTCAAATTTATCTATATTTTCCCAAACTGTTTTCATGATTTATGATATATTAAATTAAACCCCTCTGCATATGCTGTGTTACATTCCATACCTCGAAACATTGCATATGTTTTTATACCATCCAATGATCTAGGATTAGGAAACTCTCTAACTTCGTTCTTATATTCACCAAAACGTTTTATTTTAAAATTTATATTATACAATGAAAGTTCTTCATAATAATTACACTTAAAGTTGTTGTTAAATGATTGTGTAGTAGAAGATGGTACTTCATACATTAAAATCTTATCAGGTGAATGTTCTTGATATCTTCTTAAAACAACTTCACATATTTCATAAACAGTTTTATGATCCATATTAAAATCATCTTTATTAGGGATAAAAACTATATTCGGTTTCAAATCATTATATATTTTTTCAACACTTTTTAATAATTTATTTTTTATAATATTATACGATTCGTCTTGAAATGGTAAAATATGAACAGATGTAAAATCTTTTGTAGCTTTCTCTATTTGAATACCATCATCATTTTTTCTTACACCACATATTATTACATGTACATCATTACCTGCATTGATATACTTATGAGCTGTACCACCTACACCAAGTAGTTCATCATCCGCATGCGGAGCTATAATTAATACACTCATATTAATATTATACATGTATAATCCTATAAATCAAAAACTATTTTTAAATATTTCTACTGATTCAATACCTCGAAGGGTTCCACATGCATTACAATTACTACAAGGATATTTTCCTCTCTTTTCTATTAAAATTCTTCTATATAAATTAAGATCATCCCCATACCATATATCTTTAAATTTAGTTTTTTGTATATTTCCAAAATTAACACTTTTTGACCAATCATTTTCACATAATAATATATCCCCATTCCAGTCAATAAATGCTTTATAAAAAGGTATATAGCATGGGTTATTATTACCTGATCCTTGCTTTTTAATTATTTCCAAACGATTAACAATATTAATATTATAGTTATCATCTTTATTATAATTATGAGAGTAAACCATTTGTATAGGTATATTTTCTTTTAAAGACTCAAAATATTCTGTTTTATCTTTATCATACATACTCACGCATATAACATTACATCCACTTTCATATAATTTTTTAATGGTAGTTTTATTTAATTTATCACCATTTGTAACTATCTCTAAAAACTTAATATTTGGTATAAGTTCTTTTACTTTACTGATACAAGAAAAAATATCTTTATGTAAAAGAGGTTCCCCGAAACCAGCAAACCCTATTCTATTATTAAAATTTATATCATTTAAATCGTTACATAATTTTTCAATAGTATCGAGTGATATATGCTTGTTACTATTTGGATAAGTTTTTGGATCACTTCTTGGACAAAAAACGCACTTTCTATTACATAGTTCCGTTGAGTTAATTTGAACACTTTTAAGCATACTATTAACTTTTTGCTGCTTAAATCTTAATTCTTCTTTAGACATTTTTTAATAAAATCAATATTAGTTAAGGACATTCTATTGTTTTTTAATTTAATAGAATTAAACACATCCACATCATTTAATAAAATATAATTACCGTAACTATAATCACATAATTTTTGTTGTATTAAAAACTGCTTCGTCTCATTCATTCGTTCTACATGTAGTTTAATATCATTTAAAATAAATGGTAAATATTGTTCTATATTACCTATAGTTATATGACCTGGTCTAAATTTTTGAAGTTCTTCAGTAATTTCTTTATTAGCGAAAGCATACCCAAATCGAGCACCTGGTAAAGCGTAAGATTTGGATAAAGTTTTTAGTGTTATAATCCTATCAGAAAATTGTATATCATCTTTATAAAAATCTGCATATGCTTCATCCAAAATAATGTATTTATACTTTAATAATAAAGGTTGTATATTTTCAATACTACCGGTATTACCATTAGGTGATGCAATATATACAAAATCATTACCTTTAGGTATACCGTATTCTGCTTGAAGTAAACTAACTAACTGCCATGTAGGTTTACCATATACCGTTAAAGACATATTTTGTCTTTTAATAAATTGTAATACTCTAGTAATTAGTTCACTTAAACCTAAACCAATAGTAATATTTTTAACATCTATATTATAAAACTTACTTAATATATCATAACTATAAAATGGGTCATTATATTTAGTTAAATCAAACTTTACATTTATATTATAGTTATCATGACAAATATTTGTACTAAGGTCGCATATTTTATCATAATATGGTTTAGTCCAATCAGCTCTCATTTTTTATATAATTGTAAAGAGATTTACTACCATTGAGAAAGTTAACTTTAGGTTCCCAACCCAATAATTGTTTTGCTTTTGAACTACATACTATCTTACCTTTATAATCTCCTAGCCTTTCACCAGTATATATAATTTTAACATTTTGACCATGTAATTCTTGCACTCTTTCTGCAACATTTTTAATACTTATTGGTTGAGGTCCTTCCAAATTAAATATTTCATTTTTACCTTTATCGGATAAAGCTAATCTATTACCTCTGGCATGGTCAGTTACATATAAAAAATTTCTATATATACTACCATCACCTGTAACCATTAATGGTTTTTTATCTATAGCATTGTTAATAAATTTAGACATTACAGTATCAGGGTGACAACCAGGTCCATATGCAATACCATATCTTAAAATTGTAAAATCAATATTTTTAACTTTTTGATAGTTTCTAATTATAGCTTCACATGTTAATTTACATGTAGTATATATATGTTCACTATTACTAATAGATAAATTAGAACATTCATCAACTTCAATACTATTACACACACTATACACCCAAACGGTTGATGAAAATATAATTCTTGGTATATTCAACTCATACATAGCATCTAATGTATTAGTTAAGGTCATTATGTTAGTATTTACTGCATGTTTTATGTCAATATGGTTTTCTTTACTATCGGATATTGCAGCAAACATATAAACTGCATTAAAGTTTTTAGTGGATAAAGCTTTTTTTAAGTTATTGAAATCTAACACATCAATACTAATATCACTGGTCTTATTAACGTCAATTGTTGTAACATTATAACCATGTTCTTCTAATTCATTTTTGGTATATGAACCAATAAATCCAGAACCACCGATAATAGCTATATTATTCATATTAAAATTATAATAGTTAACCTTTATGAAACCATGGAGTATCTAATTTATCTAAATATTTTTTTAATAAAAAATATTTTTCACAAACTAAAGTAGTTCTATATTTTGTTTGTTCTAAAATAGCATTTACACTATGTTCAGTTTTTTTAGGTAATGTTATTGAACTATTAGTTTTTGGTTTGAATTCAACATTATCAACAATTATTTCTCCACCTTTCATAACCGGACAAATATCAACATAATATACTTCTGTTTCTGGTAAAAAAATCATAAAATCTTTACCGTATTCTTCTTTAACTCTATCAAATAAATCGGTATCGATATGCGGTTCAATAAAACCATTTTGCAATGTATAAAAACCAACAAAGTTGTATATGTTGTAATTACCTGTTATAACAAATTTTAAAAAATCAGGTAAATCTTCTTTTTTATATGTTACAGCAAAACATCTTTTACCGTTATAATCATCATCCAAATATTCATTATTATGAATCCAATCATATATTTGTTTTCTTTGTGTTTCCGGTAAATAATTTTGATGAAGTTTCATTATACTCTTTAATTTTATTTCTATACATAGTATTTACAATTTTTTCATCTGATTGTCCACTCCACATATAGCTATTATCATTATATTGAGGACCATTATCTTTATATTTTCTACCAACATATAATATTTTAATATCAATTTCTGATAATAATTTTTGAAATTCAACTTCATCAGCTTCGATGTTAAAAATATCTTCAGTAACTCTTTCTTCGAGTATTTTATAAAATTTTTTTGAAAGCTTAGTATTATTGATATACATAAAACCAGCATTCCAACCCATGTATTTTTCACCATATTTTGTTGTGTATGAATTTATATCATTTTTATCTACAAACATTGCAAGGTCATAATTTTTTGAATCTGGTATTATTGAATTGAAATCATGATTAACTATAGTATCAACATCTAGATATAAAATATGTTTAAAGCCATTACCTATTAATAAATTAATTGTTTTAAATTTTATATTACTACAATAAACACCTTCATCTCTTTTAAAAATAGGATTACCTAATTTACCATTTTTTATTTTTTCTTTCAATTCAATATAATTCATTTTTTTCGAATCTTCATAATTAGTAATAATTTTATTTTTAAAATTTTTATAATCATAAATTTTATAAAGATTAAAATTTTTATATTCATTATTGAATTCATTGCAATTAACCAATCTTAAAACAACATTTAAATTTTTACTATTTTTTTCTAATGAATTGAAGAACGGTCTTACATACTGTATGTATTTTTGATTTGTTGAACATACAATAGTAAGTTTGTCTTTGTTTAAATCATTTATATTTTTTACATTCATCTATATACCTATTATTATTAAATTTTGTTTTACCAGAGCCAGACCATAATATTGAATTATCATTTAGATCTTCATCTTTATATTTTTTATCAACTTCTAATATTTTTACACTATTTTCAATAATATATGGTAAAACACGTTCATCTATATCCCAATCAAAAATTTCTTTTTGTACAATTTCGTTTATATTTTCAATTATATTTAAAGAGTTTCGGTTGTTATTAATACCGATTAAACCGCCATGATATAAAAAATCAGCACCATTTAATCTACCATTATCAAATTGTTCTGAATATGGTATATCTTTATAAAAACAAAAATCATAATTATCTAAATCCTTAAAAAGATTTGTAAGATCATTTCGAATAATACTATCCACATCTACATATAAAGTATTTTTAACACCGGCTTTGAGTAATTTCAATATAGTATCAAATTTGATATTAGAACAATATGCTATTAATTCGCTATAAAATAATTTTATCGGTTTAATATCGGTTTTATTTTCATATACAAAATCATCAGTAGCGTATAAACCTTGTTTAGTTTTTAAATTTCTCTTTTTTGATAAGTTTTTATTATCTCTTATAACAATTATGTTTTTTTCAAACCATTCTAATTTATCAGAAGAACAGTTAACAAACCTACCACATATTGATATGGGTGGTGAATTTTTTTTAATAGAATTTACCAAAATCTTTGCAAACGGTAGGTAGTTTTCATCCACTGTAAACGTGATAACATTTTTATCTACCAAGTCTCTGAACATTTTGCGCAAATTCCTTCATATATATTGTTTTTTTGATTATTGACAACCTCTAACCATAATGGACTATTATAAATTTCTTCTAAAGTTTGCGTTAATAAATTACCTACTTTACCTTTTTGTTCCAAATCATTAAATGCACAAAATAAGAAATCACCATTTGGTAAAACCCCACCACCGTCACCGGGACCGAAAGGACAAATACCATTTTTTTTCCTTTCAACATATTCAAAATCTTTTAAATTGTCAGCTCTGTTTGTATTATATACTTCTGCTGTATTGACAGCTATATTTTTATTTTTTAGTAGTCTATGTATTTTATAATACATTTTTGTTTTAGGAAAATTTTCATCAAAGTTTTTTTCACAACGTATGTTTAATTCTAATAAACTTTTAGTTTCTTTTTTTAAAAAAATCTCACCTATTTTATCGAACATTAATACAAATTTATCATATCTATCTCTATTTGTATTTTTTATATAACTTTCTTTATCATAACCATATATAGATACAGTTAAATACAATTTTTTACATTTTTTAATAAGTTCTAAATGTTTTTCCTTTAACTGGGTTAAATTTGTTGTTATCATATAATACTTTATTTTATCATTATTTTCTAAAAATAAAATTTTATCTTCAATATTTTTATCTAAAAAAGGTTCACCAACCGCCGGTGTAATTTGTATATGATTTATACCATAATCAGTAGCTTTGTTTACAAATAATTCAAAATTACTTTGAGACATAGTTTGTGTTTTACTAAGTTCATCGATATTTTTTATCGAACCTCTACAAAAATAGCAATTTAAATTACATATAAAAATAGTTTGAAAATTTATTGTTGTTCCAAAATTTTCTAATTGTAAAGCTTCATTAAATCTAGGATCTTTATTACTATTTATTTTTTGTAAAAATGTATTACTCATAATCTAACCATACCTTACTAAATTCACAATCTTTATATTCTTCTAGCCAAGGACCTCCGTCAGTAAAATGCAGAGCTTTTGGTTTAAAAGAACCTTTTTCTTTATAATAACCAACTAACCAATTCCATTCAATAGGTATATCCCCTATTTCACTATCTTCTAACCATTTAAATCTATGTAAAAAAGCTCCAGATTGATTGTTAATTGTTTCAGGATTTAAGGTTTTATTTTTTGGATGTTCATTATTAAAAATCATTAAACTACTCCAATTTTTTCTTGGGTAGATACTTTGACGTTTACCATCCATTTTTGTAAGGTTAGTAGGTTTATATTCATGCTTACAGCACTGCAATGCAAACTTTGGATCATATAAATCTAATAAATTATCTATAGAATCTATAAAAAGAAAATCACCATCACAAAATATACTAACCCCATTATATTCACTTATAAATGGTGTAAAAAACCTAGCAAATGCAAACTGTGTCGATTCATATTTATCTTTAATTCTATTATACTCTTTAACAGTATTATAGTTTATTGCATGTATTGATATATTATATCTAGTATTCTGCTTTAAAATACTTGTTTTACATTTTTGAAAAGAAATTTCACTAGGTTCATCCAAACCAATAAAAATATTATACTTTAAATTACTACACACATATATAGTTATCTAATTCTATAATTTTTTCAACAAACGTTTTAAAGAGAGTATCAATATTTCTATTTTTAGAAACATTTTTAACTCTTTCATAATAATTATGACCAACAAGACCATATTTACCGTATAATTCAGTATCATCGTTATCGTAACCACCATCTGTATTTTGTTTACCATCTATTATCTTACCTTTACTAAAATAAAAAGGTAAATGTATATAATCATGCCATTTTGAAACATATTGTTTTTGTAGATATATGGTCGAACATACTAAATTTACTGTATAGCAACAAGCAGATTCATACCCCATACCATATGGGTATAAAGTATTACTGTACTGACATACATTGCTAATAAATTCATTTTTATTATAAAAGTTTACATTATAATTTAAAACTTTAAATATATCAGGTATATTTCTATGATAAGTTGGGGTTATTTCTAATTCATTAAAATTTTTTAATAATCTATTGTCGATCATTTTTTTTAATATACCGTACATTAGACAATAATTTAAGATATCTACACCGAACTTATCTTGTTTATTCCAATTATTTCTGTATTTATGATTACCGCTTTTATAAAAAAAAATAAACTTTCTTTTTGTAATATTTTTTAACGTATTAGTTAGTTTTTTTTGTTTTCTTCTAAACTCATAATTTTTAGTCTTTGAATTAAACTCAGTATTTCTATCATCAAATATATAATCTATAATAAAATTATCTTTTTTTAATTTATTTCGTTGAGCCTTGTTAATTTTATATATTGATTCAATCCTCTCTGATACAGTATACTGTTTTAAATTTTTAGTATATTTTTTATAATAAAAGTCAATAATTTTATTATAAATTTCAATACTATCCAAGTTATTATCAAATTTAAACGAACTAAGTTCGTTATAATAATTTTTAATATATAAATGACTGCCGAAGTCTTTAAGAAATTTAAAAACTATATCTTTATCTTTATATTTAAAATTATTATAAAATTCTTCTAAATACTTTTCTGCTTTGATCATCCTAACTCTTATCAAAAGCCCATAAACAATCTTGATACGATGTATCATTTTCACTATTGCTAATAAACTCCGGAGCCGGTAAAAGTATAGCTGGCCAATCTTCAAAAAGATCTACAAGATTTGATACGTCTTTATATTTATCAATCGTTTCGTCAACACTATCTTGAATCATTTGTTTGATAATTTCCATTTCTTCCATTTCATCATCACTCAAACCTTCTAATTCTAAATTCAAATTATCAAAAGCTTTATTTTTATAAAAATTTAAAATTTCATTAAATTTATTTTTAACTAGTTCTGCATTTATATCACCGTTTTCATAATGAGAAGGTGATAAACCAAAGATTAAACTGAAACAACAATTATGTTCATTTAGAATTTTACTACAAAATAACTTTCTATATATTTCAATATCACTATTTTTTAATGTAGTAAACGTTTTAGCTAGATTAATAGCTTGTTTAATTGTAGTAAGTCTACTATTTATATTTTTATACGTTTCATCATTTATTTTATCTATTTCATCAGTATTATTAAAATTTATATATTCTAAAAATGATTTAGCGTTTATTTTTATATATGGTAAATGGTGGGTAATATCAATTTTATGGCATGGTATTCTTTCAAATTGTTCCAAATCTAAATTATAAAAATAATTAGCATCGGTGAATTTGTCGAAACCATCAGGTAGTGTGTTAGGTAAATACTTTTTATTACGAGTTAAATGACATTTACGTAAAACACCATCGTCATAATACTCAGTAAGTAAAATATATTTTTCATATAGATTTATATCAATTTCCTCGTATATCATGATATTGGTATTTATCAACAATGAGTCTGAATACAAGTACCGTAATTAATGGTATTTTGGTTACCGTATGGTATAGATACACCTTGCTTAATTATAGATGCTTGACCACTGATATTTAAATAAGGATCACAAACAACAACACTAAACGTATTTGGAGCATTCAACCCTTCAAAACAAAACTTACAATTAGATACGGTAATGTTTTTAGTTATAGGTGCTCGATTAGAACCAATTAAATTAACAAATACCCTTTTTACATTAGCAGCACTACCTCCACCACCACATGTTACTGTACTTTCATCTACATCACCCCATATACATGCATTGTTACAATTATTATATGTTGATGATGGCTCACCACAAGCATAAAGAGATGTTGTTAAAACGCTTGATTGTCTAAAATTTGTAAATTTTATAGTGCAGGTATTATCATTATCAAAATCACCTCTTGCAGGAAAAAAGAATTGTGTATTTCTGCCAAAATACATATCACTACCTATTTCATTGAGACTACAACAATTACCCGGTATTGTTGTTGAGCAATTAGCTTGTTTTTTAACAACTTGTTGTATATTACAAAATGAAATTGGACCTGATGGTGGTATGTTTCCTGTATCTGACATATTATTATTTAATTATTTCTTTTTTTTCTTCCAATTAACTCTCTTAGAGCTTTTCTTTTTATACATCTTACCCTTTATCTTTTTACAAGCAGCTTTAGTAGGTCTGCATGCAGGGTAACTACCGCCTGATTTTTTAGATTTCCTACCACATGGTCCTCCTGTTTTGCAGTTTATCCATCCGCTAAACTTTTTACCAGTTTTAGGATCAGTACCCCCGCGTTTAAACCATTTATGTAAGCTATCGCTTGCTTCAGTAAGATAATTATCAACTAAATCGTCGAATTTCATTTCTTTTTCCAAATTTTACCTTTACGGCATCTAACAATTGCTCCTGATTTATATGCTGAAGTCTTTTTACCATATACGCTATCAGCTTTTCTTTTACATCTATCTTCACCATTTTCAGCTGGTACTGAACTATCAATATAAAAGTCTCCCTTATGGTAAAGATTATCATCTTTTCGATGATGTAAATGGGTATTAATTCTTACCCCGTTATCGAGAGTAATTACATCATACTGTTTGTTATGGTCGACAACTTTACCCTTTGATGTAAAACTTGTTGCACCACCACCTGATGTGTCTTTAGTTGCATATACTATATTCTTACCAATATAGTTTGATGCCTCTTCATCCTCTGATTTAACTGGCTTTCTACCTTCAGTTTTAGAATTCTCTTTCTTTTTATCTTTATGAGGTCTTGAACCTGTATAAGGAGATTTACCAGCTCCACCTTTTCTTATATTTTCAAAAAATGTCTTAAATGATTCTTTTTTAACGTTTAAATCTTGACCTTTTTTGATCCATTCAACATCTCCTTTAGTATCATGGTAAGCGTCCTCTTCTGTATCATAAGGACCAACTACTCTACCACCGAACTTTGCATAATATTTTTCAGCTTGATATTCTTTATTTTCTGTTTCATAGGGCATAATATTATTTATTCGTTATCGACAAGAATAATATTAAATGATGTTGAAATAGCGACCCCGGTTGCGTCATTATACGCTTGAACTTCAACATCGGATTTTTCTTCCAATGGAAGGGGTACCTTATAATCTTTTACTTGTTGACCGTTTACGAAGTATATATTATCAAGTGTTCTAAAAATATTACCATCTGTAAATGGTTTATATCTGAAATACGATTGTACCGATGAAGTACCAGAACTTCCTACCGTCCATTGTGTCAAATAACCAGTCTTTCCTGCAGGTACAGTATAAAGACCAAGGAAAGTTTGACCGAACCCCTCTTCATTGGCCCCTGAACCGTGTGTAGAAATATTAGCAAGTATTGTACCAGTACCATTTGCTGCTGTTGATATTAGAACCGGTTTTGTATTTGTACCTTCGGACCCAGCTGTCTCAACAAAAGCACGATTAACTCGTAAAAATTTTGTTGTTGTTGGTGCACCAACAACGGTAACTGTTTCTTCAACTTCATGATATGACGCGTCTAGCCCCTGTACAGTAACTGTACGTGCACCGATACCACCTGCTTCATCATCACCTTGATCCCCAACTACCGGTGCTACATAAAGACTTGAAGCAGAAGATAAATATGTATATATACCTCCATTATTCCAGATTGTTTCTAAATTTGCACCTACATCGAGATTAGAGCCAAATTTTTCAATAAACCCCTGGTTACCTGTGCCACTACCAATACCAGTATTAAACGGGTCAACCTGCTGTACTAATATAGCTGATTTATTGAAAACACCTTGACCTAAACCACCTGTTACCGCGGGGTATCGAGAATCATTTTCAATCTCAACATATTTCATGTAGTTGAGAGTGTTCTCCGGGGTTCTTATATCTGTTTTAATACTCATAATCATAAAAAATTACCAAGCACGGCAAGACCAGTATCGCGCTTTGAGCTTACTTCCAGGGTTATCGCAATTATGTCTCGCTCTAAAAGATTTACGAGCTTTCGGATTACTCTTTCTAATTTTCATCGTTTTTTCACCACGTCTTTTAGCAGACGTACCACCGTGTCCGAAGTTAACTTTAACTACATTACCTTTTGGATTTTTAACATATACTTTAAATTTTTTAACATCTCCTCTCATAGGTTTGTTAAGTTTAACTTTTCTACCTCTATATTCGGCATCTTCTTCATATGCTTCCATTAAAGATATATATAATTTGTCGAAGGTCATGTAATTATTTAATAAATAATTGTATGGATAATGAAGCTAATCTAATTTTTGAACAATATAAAACGTTAAATGAAAATATAGGTCTTGGACCGATGATAGGTAAAATGGTAAATGTACCAGGTCCAGGTTCACAAAAAACTGCTTCTAAAGTAGTTGTATTAAAGATTAATGATGAAGGTGATTCATCAGATTGTGAAGATGCGGAGAAAGAAGAAGAAACAGTTTATATCCAAGCAGGAGATCAAGGTGAATGTGAAAGTGATTGTGGTTGTGATGAATGTGGGGATGATTATGATGGTGAATTAGATATGGCAAGAGCTGAGTTACTCAAAGTAAATGAATATTCTGCTAAATTATTTGATATGGTAGGTAATTTAGATAACTTAGAAGGTTGGACAGCTTCAAAAATTACTAAAGCTGCTGATTACCTATCATCAGTATATCATGCTTTAGAGTATGATAAGTTAGATGCTGATGTAGAAGACGAGCAAGATCCAGATGAAGATAGAGTAGAAGTTGATGAATTAGACGATACTCAAACTGCTAAAAATACTGGTTACGCAGGAGCTTAAATTAGCTTATTATCAAATATTCTTTTAACTTCTTCATCCATTGAACCGTATAAGTCCATAATAATATCTCTTCGTGTTTTTTCATCTGAATTTTTATACTTATTACGAATATCAGTAGCACCTCCAGTAGGTTCACCTAATACATTATACTGAACGGTCGGAACTTTCATTAAATAACCATTTAATTTACCATTTTCATTTACAAACTTTAAATTTTCTTTATCTTTATAAAAATGTAATGGGGTATCTGGGTTGTTTAAATAATCATCAGGAAATCTACCTACATCTCTTTCACCACCTGCAAAAATAACTTTAGTTTTTTCTAAATCGTAACCTTCTAAGGCTTGATTAGGAGCAATTTTACCACCAACTGAATATGTAGTTGTTGATTGTTTAATATCATTTGGGTCAACACCTGCACTTTGCATCATTATCTTCTTTTCTTCAAAAGAAAATGGTGATTTATTAGGTTCTTGTTTATCACTTGTTGTAATAAAAACATCAGCAGTAGGAAATTGCTGTTTTAATTTGTTATAAACTGATGCATGGCCTTTATGGAATGGGTGAAATCTACCTGGGTATATAACTACTGTTTTTGTAAGGTCTTCTGCATCTTCAAATTCATTTAACATTTTATACATTTCATTAAAACTGCCAAGCTTTTTACTACCAGTTGGATGGGTTTGTAATCTTGTACCTTCACCTCTATTAAAAACTGGCGGGTTAGTTATATAAGACTCTTGATCTTCTTTAGTTGCTGGTGAAGTTGGCTTACCGGTACCGAAATTAGCGCGACTAAACTCGCCTCTATCAACTAATTTCGTAATTTGGGCTCCATCATCGGTAACTTTTGAAAGAGCGAACCCCTCAGGTGCTGTCGTTTGCCATTCCCCTGGTGCTTCTTCAAGGTACGTACCTAATAAGTCGTTCTGTGTAATTTCGTTAAAGATTTTAATAAGATTATTCTTAAGATTTGCAATAATTTTAGTAATTTCAAATGCATTCTTAATAGAAGGTTTAAGTTTTTTAAGAGCTGATAGGGTGCTTTTCATCTGCTCCGTCTTCTTTGCTTTACCTTTCTCGCTCTTTAGTTTATCAATATCCTTTACAAACTTACCCGATATCCAATTAACGAACTCTTCAGATGAAATAGCTGTATCTTCTAGAAATCTACCGGCTCTTATTTCAGAATTAATATATGTCTTTAGTAAAGCAGTATAATCATCTAGAGAACTAAAATCTACCTTATCAGCTAACTTTAAAACTTGGTTCTTTTTCTTTTGAACGTCTTTAAGCAGTAATTTACTGAATGATGACTTAGCATTTTTAGGTTTATTAGCTAATACATTAAAGACAAATACGGTACTTGATGGAGAAAACTCTTCCGGAGAAGACGTATATTTCTTAACCTTTAAAATACCATTTTGAATCATATATTCAATATGAATAGCTACCCCAATCTTCGCTTTATTGATCTCATCACCGTACGGGCTATTTTCTGTAACAGCATACTTAATTGTATTAGGAGTAAATGTAAGAAATCGATTTTCATTCTTAACTCCGTCAATAGTCTGAGGAGTTTCAATTTGCTTCATCTGCGGATCAAACATATAATCCATTTGATAAATACCTTTAAGGTTTAAGGACGGTAAATACCGTAATGCTAACTTAAGCTTATCAGCTAAACCACCAGTACCGTGATTGTTGATAATATCTTGCTCAGTATAGTTAATTTTTGGGTTTTTAGCAAACGCTGACTTACTAGCTACAAAAAATTTATTATTAGTATCAACACCTGCGACAATAGCAGGTGCACCGTCAAATTTAGTTGAGATTTTATAGTCAGACTCATCAACAAAGTAAGAAATAGATGATTCTATTTGATTAATAGCTTCTATTACTCCCTGTTTACCTTTATTAAGTATATTCTCTTCTAGATGGTCGATATGCTTTACAGCTCCGTCGATAGCATCGAAGAATTCTAAAATTATGCTGTGATGTTGTTTGAATGTTTTCATTATTTTGTACCTTTTAAAGTGCAGCTCCAACCTTTACCATCAGTACGACGGTTAAATTTAAGAACACCTTTTAAATTATTTAATTCTTTATAAAAATCTGAAAGATTGGTTAAATTTTCCATATTAATAGCTTGTAATATTAAATCATTACCGATTTTATTATAAGCTAAAAATACATCAAACCCTTGAGCTTTTTTATACTCAAATAATTGAAAAATACCACCAATTTGAGTTATTAAATTAACACCTAATTTACCCATACCTGGTCTTAACTTACCTTTTTGTAGCATATATTCTCTTTCTCTTAACATTGCTTCATCTAGACCATTATCTTTAATAAGTTTTAAAATTTCACCATAACCATTTGATATACCGCACCATTTTGATATAAACTTGCTTATATTTAAAAGTAAACCGTTATTATCACTAGCAGATGATTGTAAATCGCTAAAATCATTTGTTAATGCTGCAGTTTTAAACAATCTACCACTAGCACCTTTTAATTCAATTTCTTTACCACCTACACTTAAATCACCTTTTTTAGGTTTAACACCATCACAAACAAATGCTAAATATAGTTCACCACACCCAGGAGCACCATGGGTAGGGGCTTCCGGTATAGCACACCATGCTTTATCAAAAAACTTATTATAAACGTCAGAATTATGAAAACTACTTTGGATAAAAGTATCTAATGAAAAAGTTGCATTACTACCTATTAAATTAAGAAAGTCATTTTGTGCTGATGTAAAGTTTTCATCTTTAAGATCAAAATTAGCTGAATATGTATAGGATTGAAATATATCTAAATTATTAGCTATATTACCACCAGCTTTTTCTAACCTTTCTTCAATTTTATTCCGCCCTTCAATACTATCTGTTGAACCCATTTTCATATAACGTGATAAAATATCATCATAATATTTTTGATCTACATTTGCAAGTAATTCATAACCAGAATCAGTCTTTGTATACAGTTCAACATTTTCACGTATTACTTGCTGTCTTGGTAATTTACTAACTGCTTTTTTAGCAGCTGTCTGTAAATATATTTGATCTAATGGTTTCCAGCTCATTATGTTACGTCAATATCTTGTGAATATTTTTTCATTATATTAATTAACATCTGCAATGATTGTTTTGAGTTAGTTTCATTAATATCAGATAATTCACTAATTGAATCAACATCGTTAGAATCTATATCAGTTACTAAGGCTTTCTTAATTAATCTTACTAGTAGTACTTCAGCTTCTGGAGATAACTGTTCTACTTCTGGTTCAGATACAGGCTGTTCCACAGGAGCTTCAGCTGAAACATCTGAAACTTCCATTGTTTCATCTTGTTCAAGAACAGCGTTATATTGTTTAAGGAATTTTTTCATTATATTTTAATCGTTTTAATTTTATTAGCTATCTTTTTCATTACATCACCATAAGCTTTATTAATTTCTTTTTGTGGGTCTTTTTGAAATGACCTTCTAGTAGGGTCATTAGCTAAGGTTTGAGCTACTCTAATAGCATCTTTTTGATCTTTACTTAAAAATGGTTGTTCTTGATCTTCTACCCTACTACCTCTCATTGAACTGATTTTATTATACATATCTTCAAGCTCTTTGAATTCATCGCTTCCATCATTAACTATTTCACCTTGTTCGATAGGTCTATTATGATATTCGGCTACCGCTACATCTTCTTTATTATGAAGAGCTCTTCTTGCTTCAGCATATTCACTATTATTTCTAAAAGCATTCTTCCTTTGTCTTAATTCAGATTTTTTTTCAGGGTCTTTTTCTGTCATTAGTTCACGGAATAAATCTTTACGTTCTCTTTCTCTTTCAAGATACCCTTCATAATCATGCTTCTGTTTAAACTCATCAGTTTCAGCTGCCCCAGAACGTAATTTTGTAATATCCTGATTAACAAAATCACCAAGCTTAGTTAAAAATTTACTTAAACGTACTGCAGGGGCATCCGGAGAGTTCTTATTACCACCTATACCGTGCATGTTCATAGAATATAATCTTGCAAAACTTCCAGAATCTAAAATATCTTTTCTAGATTTACCTACGAGACTTCTTAAAAAATCACCAAATGATTTTCCTGATTTCATTTGTACCATTATTTCGTCGTCTGATGAGCTTATCGGCGGGCCAAATTCTCTTAAAAAGGAGTTGGCTACTTTATCAAATTTGTCCATATTATTATTTATCTAATTAGAAGTAGTTTTGTAGATAGTCTATTAAAGTAATCTTTGTTTAAAAACGTTAGTTCATAACGTCTTGTAAACTTTTTAACATCTGAAAAGGTATATTTGCTGATATCCATATTATTAATCTTACTTATCATTGAATTTATTGTTGTTTGAGCTTTACCATCATTAATCTCTATAAGATGGTCAAGATATACTATAGAATATTTACTAATAAATATTTTCAATGGTAATATTTTATCTACTCTACGTAAAAAATTGGTAAAAAAGGTTAAAATGTCATTTTCTTTATAATACTTTATCAATTCACATTCATCCAACTGTGTATTATTAAAGTATATAATAGACTTAGATTTACAATTAAGTAACCTTTGACATATATTGTATATAGTATAGTGGTAAATAAACTTTTTAACCTGTAGATTGTTAATACTCTTTTCTAATAAGTTAAATTCATGTAAAGAATTAATTATTTGTGGTTGTATATCGTTTATTAATAACTCATTAAAGTCAATTATAGTAAAATCATAGTTTTCTATATGTAAATCAGCCATCATCATTTTTATTATAGTACTGTTCCATAAAGAGTTTAGGTGGTTTACCTATTCTACAGTTAATAATACCATTATAATAATCTTCACTTAATAAAACATCTTTTTCAAACTGCATTTTAGCCTCAAAGTAAGAAAGCTCAAACTTACTATTACAAAATTTTAAAATTTTAAATATAAATTTTTCTAATCCTAAAGTTGCAATATCTATATTAAGAGCATCTGATGAACCTGTATAAGTTTTCCAGTCACTTTCCACATAATCAATACGCTTACGCTTCTTACCTTTTAAAGGGTTGCGTCTAATTTTTCGTATCATTTGCTTTTTACCGATATATTTTTTACCGTTAGTAGTGTTTACAATTTCGTATATAAACCCGAAAGCGTCCTCTGGTATTGCTTCGTAAACTTTCCAAATGCCTGTGTCCATATGGATATTTACTTTTTAGTTTTACGTTTTCTAGTTTTACGTTTTCTGGTTTTACTTTTTTTCTTACCTACTTTACCTCTTCTAGAATATGTCGCTCCTAATGCTGTCCATCTTCTATAATCACCAGGTGCATACCAATCAGTATTCGTTAAACCATTATGACCTATTGCTGCAGCAGGTCCTAAAGCTCCCCCACCTACAGTATTATCATCTTCTTCTGCTGGTTTTTTCTTTTTGAGTATTTTTTTAAATACTTTTTCGAAAAGAGTTGTTTTTTTCATAATAGTATTTATAATTAATATGTGAATTTATTAGATCAATATATAGATGAAATAGAAAAAGATTTACAAATTAATGAATTTAACCTTAAAGACTCTTCGATGAAGACACCTGCAAAGAAACATTATTGGGTAGCTAAACTGATTAGACATAAAAAAAATCTTCTTAATTTAAGACAACAAAGAGATTTAATTAAAAAAGATGTAGTTCAAAAAATTATCGAAGAAAGTCCAGTCAAGGTTACTATACCAGTTGCAGAAAAAGCAAGTTACCGGCATGAAAAGATGAAAGAAATATCTGATCAGATAAGTAATGAAGAATTAATTATTGAATTCTTGGAAAAGACAGAAAAGACTTTCAGTGCTATAGGTTTTGATATTAAAAATATTATTGAAATAATGAAGATGGAGCAATTATAATGAAATTTGAATTAGCTAAAGAAAAAATTAGATTAATATCAGATGATTTAGATAGTATACGAGAACATTTTAGCGTTAAAGATGAAACAGCTCGTTTTAGAATGAGAGGCAGGGCTAGATGGGCAGCACCTAGTAGAATATATTGTATTACACCGACTGGGTTATTTGAGCCTGGTTTATTTTTTGATATTTTTAGTTATGTAAAGCAAGAATACCCAAATAAGGATGTAGAGGTTAGTTCAGATATTTTACCTATAGTTAAACCAACATATAAAGAAGAAAGAGCATACGATAATCTAAAATTTCCATTAAGGGATTACCAGTTAGATTCGGTAAAAGAAGCATTAAAATTTGGAAGAGGTATTATTAAACTCGGTACTGGAGGTGGTAAAACGTTAACGATTGCTTCATTGTTAATGAGTCTTTATTCTAACAATCCTAAAATAAAAATTTTAATATTAGTACCTGATCTCGGATTGGTTAACCAAACGTATAACGATTTTGAAGAATATAATGTATTATTTAAATTTACAAGATGGACAGGTAAGATAAAACCTGATTTAACAGCTAATTGCATTATAGCTAATCGTGGTATTTTACAGAGTAAATTTGAAGATAATGATTGGATAAAATATATAGACGTTTTAGTGGTGGATGAATGTCACACCATTAAAAAGTCAAATAAAGTAAGTAAAATGGTTAATAAAATACATACATATAATAAGTTTGGTTTAACCGGTACTTTACCTGATGATAAACCAGAAGAATGGAATGTTATTGGTAAATTAGGTAAAGTGATATACGATAAGGATAGCTATGAACTTAGGTTAGAGAGCTATTTAACTAACGTAGACATTAAGGTCATTAACATAGGTTATAAAGATAAACCTCTTGTAGTAAGTGGTGGTAATAATTTTAAAGCAGAATTAGATTTTATCTATACTAACGATTTTCGAAATAGTGTAATTAAAAATATATGTTCAAAATTTAATAATAATTCTCTTATATTAGTTAATCATTTAGCCCATGGGGATGTATTATTTGATAACCTAACACAAATTGAAAATAAAAAAGTTTATTTTGTAAAAGGTGAAGTTGAGGTTGAAGAAAGGGATAAAATTAAAAAGATAATGGAAACAAATAATGACGTTATTTGTATTGCAATGAGTTCTATTTTTAGTACCGGTGTTAATATTAAAAATATACATATGATTATGTTTGCATCAGGAGGTAAAAGTTTCATAAGAACTATCCAATCAATTGGTAGAGGTTTAAGACTACATGAAACAAAAAATAAACTAATTATTATAGATCTAGCTGATAAGTTAAAATACGGAATACGTCATTCTGATAAAAGAAAAGAAATTTATAAATCAGAAAAAATAAATTTTTCATTGACTAATATAGTTGAAAAGTAAGTTTTATACGCTATAATAGTTTTATGGCTAATACTAAAAAATCTACCGGTAAACGTAGAGGACCGAAACCAAAGAAAACTGAATATTATGTAGATCCACGAGAATTAAAAGCTGAACTTATTAATTTTTATGAAACAGAAAATTGTACGCATCATCTAGCTGATATGATACATAAAATTGCTCATGGTTTAAGTTATTCATCCAACTTTATCAATTATACTTATAGAGATGAAATGGTTGGTGATGCTCTAGTAAAGATGTATACCGCTGTAACAAATAAAAAATTTGATATTGAATCAGAGTATAATCCATTTTCATATTTTACAACAATTGCTTTCCACGCTTTTATTAATAGAATTAAAAAAGAAAAAAAGCATGCAAATACCTTGAGTGAATATAAAGAAAAAGTTTACGAGCAAGAAATGTTAGAATCTACTGATGGTCGAGTTTATGTTAAACCAATGAGTGACGACACTGATTTAGATGATGAGTAAAGTAGCTATATTTTCTGATATACATTTAGGTGTTCACCAGAATAGTGATTTCTGGTTAGGTATATCAAATAAGTGGACTGATTGGTATATTAAAGAACTTAAAAATAAAAATATAACTGATATTATATTTTGTGGGGATTTTTTCCATTATAGGGATGAAATATCAGTTAAGACTTTAAATTTTGCTAAAGATATATTAGATAAGTTTAAGGATTTTAATATTACTATGATTACCGGTAACCATGATGCATGGTATAAAGATACATCAGAGATTAATAGTTTGAGTATTTTTAAAGGTTATAAAAACTTAACTGTATATGATAAACTATCAACGGTAGAATATAAAAATAAAACGGTATCTTTTTGTCCATGGGGTACTAAAATAGAGGATATACCTAATAGTGATATAATTTTCGGTCATTTTGAATTGGAAAATTTTAAAATGAATATGTTTAAAATCTGCGACCATGGTGATGACCCAGATATACTAGTAGAAAAATCTAAATTAATATTCACTGGTCATTTTCATTCAAGAGATGAAAAACATTATAAGCGGCAAGACAGCTCTATCATTTATGTGGGTAATCCATATGAAATGGATTTCGGTGATACAATGCAAACGAAAGGTTATTATATTTTAGACTTTGATAATTTATCTTATGAATTTTTTGAAAATAATATTACACCTAAACATATAAAAATGGTTTTATCAAAATTGATTAATATTACTGAAGTAGAAGATGTATTTAAAAATGCATTACCGGGTAATATTATAAAATTAATTATCGATAAAAATATTAGCAGTGATCATCTAGATGCGTTAGTTACAAAATTAACTACATATAAGCCAGTAGAATTAAGAATTGATTATGATGTAAATTATAATAAACTTAAGATTGAAAATGATGAAGATTATGATTTATCGGGTGTTGATATGAAGCATGCGATTGAAGAGTTTGTTAATATGTTAGATATAGAAAATAAAAAAGATGTGGTAAATTATACCCAATCACTTTACGATAGAGTTAAATGAAATACGTAAGTTTTAAAGAATTAAAAATTAAGAATTTTTTATCAATAGGGGAAGACCAAGTTGTAGTAAACTTCGAAAAAGGTTTACATATAGTAACTGGTATTAACAGAGATAAAGAAGATAGGAGAAATGGTGTCGGTAAAAGTACAATAGCTGATGCTCTATACTTTGCTATATTCGGTCAAACTCTTAGAGATATTAAAAAGAATTTTATAGCTAATAATCTAACATCAGGTACTTGTGAAGTACAATTATCTTTTACTGTTGATGATCCTAAACATGGTACTAATGACTTTGATATTATCCGTACTTTAAATCCTAGTAAGGTATACGTTTATAAAAACGGTAACGATAAAACGAGAGATAGTATATCAAATACTAATGAATATATTAATACAGTTTTATCATCTACTCCTGAAATATTTCAAAACTGTGTTATAATGACTCTTAATAATCATATACCTTTTATGGGTAAGAGTAAAACTGAAAAAAGAAAGTTTATTGAACAAATTTTCAATTTAGAAGTCTTTAGTAAAATGCTTAGTGAATTACGCAATGAGCATAATGAAGTAAAGCGTAATTTTGATATTGAAATTACGAGATTAGAAGAAACAAATAATCATTTAAATACACAGCAGCAACAAGTTGATAACTTTGAAGAAAATAAGAATCAAAGAATTAGTAGAATACATAATCAAATTAATTCAAAAAATACAGATTTAGAGAATTATAAGAATGAAAAAAATACAGTTGAATCATTAGATGAAAATCCTTATATTGAAAAACTAAATGAATTGCAAGAAAGAATAAATGAACTTGATAAGAATAAAAATGAAGTTTATGAAAAAATAATTCAAAATAAGACTGATTTAAATTCAAATAAAAATATACTTGAAAAAATTGGTACTGAAGAAGCTACTTGCCCTGTTTGTTTAAGACCTTTAAAAGATCATGATAAAGATTTAATCGAATCTGAAAAAGAAAAACTAGAAAATATAACTACTAATATAGTAGAACTTATAAAAGAACATAAAGCAGTATATGAAGGGATTAGTCATGATCTTAAAAAATATAATTCAGCAAAAACAAAGATAGATAGTAAACTTATTAGTATAAAAAATCAAAAAAATAATATTTCTTACCTTGAACGTAATATAAGTGATGTAGAAAATGTTATTAAACAATATCAAACTGATATCGAAAATATTAAAAATGAAACTAATTCTTTCGAGGAGTTAATAACTTTATCAACTAATAAGATTAATGAAATTAAGCAAGAAATTGACTCACTTAAAAAGGTTATTAACTTAATGGATGTTGTTAAGTTTGTAGTTAGTGAAGAAGGTGTAAAGAGTTTTATCGTTAAAAAGATACTTTCACATTTCAATGGTAAGCTAACTCATTTCATGAAAAAATTAGATAGTAACTGCGTTTGTATCTTTAATGAATATTTTGAAGAAGAAATTGTAAATGAAAAGGGTAAGATTTGTTTATATAATAACTTTTCAGGTGCTGAAAGAAAAGCTATTGACTTAGCTTGTTTATTTTCTTTTATGGATATGAGAAAATCACAAGGTGATGTATATTATAATATTAGTTTTTATGATGAATTATTTGATAGTAGTTTAGATGAAAAAGGGGTCGATTTAGTTTTAGAAATATTAAACGAGCGGGTGGAAAAGTATAATGAATGTGTTATGGTTATCAGCCACCGTAAAGAAAGTATTAAATCTGCCAACGGAGATGTAATATTTTTAGAAAAACATAATGGCATCACTAGAAGAGTAAATTTTGTTGATTAATTAATATTATGCATATTCAAGGCAATATACCTTTTCAAACCCCTGCATTTGGTCAAAAACCATTTCAAAGTAATATTATTATACCAAATAGACCGGTAATAACTAAACCAAAAAGTTCAGAGAGAGATCTGCCTAGATTTTTAAATTATTACGCTGATTATTCAGGTTGCGGACATTGGAGAATGATATGGCCAGAGCAAGTTATGAATGCTCATAGTAAAGCTGTTGTGCATGGTACAACGGTGATGAATGTTGATGAAAGATATTATGTTCAAGCTAAAGGGGTGAGGATACAAAGACAAGCAACACCTCAACAATTAGAGTTTGTTAAATGGTTAAGAAGAATTGCTGATAAAAATAATTTTAGACTAATTTATGAAATTGATGATATTTGTTTTCATGAAGATATACCTGATTATAACAAATATAAGACTGCATTTACCGATCCTAAGATTAGAAATTCAGCTCAAGAAATGATGTCAATTTGCGATGAAATTACTGTAACATGTCCGTTCATGAGAGATTATTATAAGGATAAAACCGGTAATCAAAATGTAACAGTTGTACCGAATTTTATGCCTAAATTTTGGTTAGGTCATTATGAAAATCATAACAGAACGATGGAAAGTTATGATAAGCATAAAAAGAAACCAAGAATCTTATATGCTGGTTCTGGTGCTCATTTCGATACTGAACAGAGGGTTAAATTTAAAGATGACTTTTATCATGTGAATGAAGTTATTAGAAAAACAGTTGATAAATATCAATGGGTATTTTTAGGAGCACATCCACTACCTATTAGAGATTTAGTACAGTCTGGAAAGGTTGAATTCCATCCCTGGAAGAGATTATTTGAGTATGGTCAAGGTTTATACGATTTAAATGTCAATATGGTTGTTGCTCCTTTACAGGATAATACTTTCAATAGAGCTAAATCAGATTTAAAATATATTGAAGCTTGTGCATTAGGTTTACCGATTGCTTGTCAAGACTTATGCACATATGAAAATGCACCAATTAAATTTAGAACTGGTGATGAAATGATTGCTCAAATTGAAACTAC